AAGGAGCTCACGTGGAAGAAACAATAGATATCAATCAAAAAATACCAAAAAGAAAAGCAAGAATACTGCAATCAACATTTGCTAGATTACGCCGCCAGGCGTCGAAATTTGCATCAAAAAAGCATAAAATGAAGCTAAAAAGAGAAAATAATGCAAGAGCCGAGGGTGCGGAGAAAAGATTACCGAAACAAAAACGCCATGATTCATAAAGATGCGCAGAAATAAAATCCTTCGAAATATATATTGATATAAAAGGATTCAACAATGACAGATAACTATGAAGCAAAAGCATCAACAGAGTGGGTGTCAAAGCTACAAGACGCAATAACAGAAATAAAAATATCTTCAGCAAACATAGATCAAAAATTAGATCAAATGAAAGATGATTTTGCAAAAGTAGAAGAAGCAATCGCAAAGCTTTCAGATGTAACAACAAAACAAGAAGTAAGATTAACGCTGCTTGAAGAAAAACAAGCTGTGATTCAAGGGTTCCTTCCACAGAATCTTAACGAAGACTTGGCAATAATGAAGGCAACTATAGCAAATTATCAGAAGTTTCTTTGGATTCTGGCTTCTGGTGTTGTCGGACTACTTTTAAAGACTTTGATGGAAATGTAAATAAATCGGCTTCTAAAAAACACATTATGTGTTTTATTATCCACCGGAACAGAATAATAAATGTCATACTCAATACCACACGATGAAATTACATCGGCAATCAACAATGCCATTGAAAAACTAGAGCTTTCACACATACCATCACTTTTTGAATTCCTAGAAGAAATATCAATCATGGAGTCTGGCGGCTCCCCTCGTGGACTTCCGGAAATAACGCATCATACAAATAACCCATTTCAATTAATGTCATCCGCAGTAAACGCAACAAAGGCAAATGCAGACGGTGGTGTGCCAAGATACTTGCAAAGTCTTCATGAAAAAATATCCCAAAACACTTCACTACGCCAGCCGTGGATCGCGCAATCATATAATGAAATAACAAGTAATACAAACATGGGCGCAATTTGTGCTGCACTTTATATAATTAGAAAAAGTCAAAATTTATCACGTTGGACAATTGCCTCATCAATGCAAGCGCGAGCGCAGCAGTGGAAAGACCACTATAATACAAGCGCAGACCCAAACGGCACACCAGAATTATACATAAGAAAAAATACGTTACATGTCAACGAGGCAATCAAGGTTTCATTTCCTCAACAAAAACTCTATGAGGCAAAAGAACTAGATGACGCACTCTACAAACCCCTACACCAGGCAATCGTAGCCTCCGAATTCTGGACATATGAAAACACATATGACGTAGACACCACAGACATCAACACAATATTAAAAAATGACGTCGACCAAACAGAAGCTGCAGAGGTATTGACATCTGCTCTCAACAATTTTTTCACGCAAAACGACGTGCCAACAAATGCCGCTGTCGGCTCACCCGATCCCGCGATAAACCCAAAAACAATTATAAACCCGGGACACCCTAACTACCCCAACAAGATTGTTATCGGTGGAAACCAAGGGATAGCAGCGCGAAATAATAAAAAGGGATCATCGCGATTCCTGATGAATTTACACCTTGGAACATTTGGCGATAATTTCTCTATATCCGATATTAATCCAACCTTGCTTGCGCAAAACATTGGAAAACTTATTAGGCATGAATTAATCCACCTGTATCAAATAGAATCGCGCCGCAAAAACCAACGAATTTCTCGCCTTGCCGCACTCCGCAACTACACTGCAGAAAAAGAAATACCCGGAGGCAACGATGACAGGAGCGCGTATCTCGATTCTAAAATTGAAATCGATGCATACGCACATGAGTTTGCAGAAGAGTTGCTCGCGGACCATGGTAAAGATCAGGCTATCGCCATCTTACGCGGTGATGTTAAGCTAAATGATCTGAACCAGTCTTCACAGTTCCATGAGTTCATGGCAGACGACCGCCCGAGCCAAATGGTCCGCCGCCTCAAGAGAAAAATTTACGGTCACATCATGGCACTCGCAGATCGAGAAATTTATAAATAAATCTTTTTATTTTTTTTATACATCATTCAAATTTTCGCTATAATATAAATGTTATATCAATCATATTAAAAAAGGAGTGTTTATATGACTCAACCAATCCGCAATGGCTTCCAACACATCGGTGTCGAGCTTCTTGAATCGCCACGTCAACCCTTTATTACGTTCTGGACATGGTTCAGACAAACATGGATCTCTCTTCAAGATGAAGAATATGATCCAACAAACAAGGAGCATGTCCAGGCTTGCATGGACGTCATGAACCGCAAGGCGCTTCCGACTCCAATGGAGGCAACTGTTATGCAGTTCCGTGTTACAGGATTATCACGTGTTGCCCTTGCGCAAATTACTCGTGGTCGTGTTGGCTGGGCATATAATGTTGAGTCACAGATGCCACAGCATCTTACACATGAGGTCACGATTCCTAAGAATATTGCAGAGCACCCTGTGTTTTCTGCTAGAGCGCAAGAACTTACGACGCAACTACAGTCTCTTTATGATGACATGTACTCAGCAGGTATTCCACCACAAGATTGTCGTTATATGACAATGCATGGTCAAAATACATCAATGGTTTTCTCCGTAAACTATGCTGCACTTCTTGGTTATTTTGCAAGACGATGCGAGAATGGATTGACTGATGAGCTTAACTATGTGGGTCGTCTCATGAAGCACGCGTTGCAACAGGAGCACCTCGATGCGTCTGGCAATGAATTATATAATGGTAGCGGCTGGAAGCCAATGATTGACAAACTAGAGGCTATGGGAGGCAGCAACGTTTGCCTCAATAATGATCGAGTCTTTGGAAACACTGGAAGATCTAAGTCTGCTGGCGATTGGGTGCCAAGCGTCGTTAACAACGAAAACAAATCTGATTATGATTTTAGCAAGTCTGCATGGTTTTATGAACTGCAAGAGCTTCCAGATCACCTCTTGTTTGAAGGCGAGAAAGAAATGATTGAAGACTTCAAGACAATTGGGTTCCGTGGACGCTTGGAAAAATTAGCAAATGAATGAACAACGAATTATTATCTTTGACGGGCCTGATGGCTGTGGCAAAACAAATATTGCGCAAGAGCTATCAGCCCTGTCTGGGATAACATATTTTAAAAATGAAGATGAACATCGATACTTTCGATCAGACCCTTCATATTTTATAAATGCAATTCGCTACGTTGATCGTTATTTTACATCATACCTAGAAAAATCTGGATCAAGCATCATTCTTGATAGGGCATGGCCATCAGAATGGATTTATTCACAAGCGATGGATCGTGAAACAGACATGGAAACGTTAAGGGAACTAGACATAAGGCATGCAAAGCTTGGAACTACTATTATTATACCTTTTCGATCTGACTACTCAGGCGTCGATGAAACATATCCTGAGCTGCAATCTCAGCTACAAAACCTGGATAGACTGTATCGTAAATTTGCCGAATGGTCACAGTGCAGAACAATCATGATTAACGTCGATGATGAAGATCTTGACAGAGAAATTAGAGAACTACAACAACAATTAAATTTGCAATTTATTAAAAATTAGGAGAATATAATGCGAAAAATTTATTTAGCCTCTGGGTGGTTTAACCCAACACAAGCTGAAGAGCTTACTAGACTTGAAGAAATTTGCGATAGTCGCAAATGGATTGATCTTGCATCACCACGAAGAATTTTTGTTTGTCCACCTGGTGCACCGCAAGAAACGCAAGACGCAACTTTTGCTGGTAACCTACACCACATTGAAACTGCAGATTTTCTTATTGTTAATACAAGAGATAAGGATATTGGAACTATTTGGGAAGCAGGATATGCACATGCAAAAAATGTACCAATTGTATACTTTTGTCAAGGGTTACCTGCTGGCGCAAAGTTTAATCTTATGCTAGCAAGGTCAGGTGTGAAGGTTTGCACAACGTTTGAACAACTTGAAGATTATCTAGATAGATGCTATGAAGCTGAAAAGCTTTTACTAGAGCCTTATGATAAGCAGATTGAATAAACAAGATAATACAAGCAAATCAGAGCAGGCATGGTTTTTATATATCGTTGTCTGCTCTGATGGCTCTTTATACACCGGTATAACAACCGATATTGATCGTCGTATGTATGAGCATAATTATACAAAAAAGGGCGCAAAATATACACGTGCAAGAAGGCCTGTTCAGCTTAAATACTGCGCAACATATAAATCAAGATCAGCTGCGTCTAGGGCAGAATCAAGTATAAAAAAATTAAAACGTGCAGATAAATTAATTTTATTAAAAACTTAAAAAGGAAAATTATGGCTCTAGAGTTAAGTATATTAGTTGCAGGAATAGAATCTGCATTTACAAGTGGCCTTGATGGCGCTGATGTTGACACTGTAGTTGAAGAACTAACAGCAAAAATTGTGCTATATTCAAGTGGAGCTGAAATATTGATGCTCCCTGGTCCTATTCAAATCCCTGGGTCACCACCAGTACCATCTACTGGTCAAGGCGCAACACTAAAAGTTACAACAACAGATGCAGGCCGAAGTGCATTGAAACAGGGCATAAAGGATCAATTTGAAGAAGGAGATCCTACATTTATGAAAATGGCCGTGGCTGTGCAGGCATATGTCAATGCTAGCTTTACAATATTTTCTGCTACAGGTCACACTGCTACTGGCACTACAATAATGTCAGCGCCACCTGCTTTGACAGCAGTTCTTGCTGACGGCCTTGCAGGTTCTAGTGCAATAGAAACGGCAGGGATGATTGCTGCACTAATACATACAGCATATAAAGCCTCAGCTTTTAGTGGCGCAGGTGTAGCAGCAGATGCTGGCGTCGGCGCAGTGTCTGGAACACTTATGTAATAAACACATTATATAATTTATGTAAACCGCTTAAAAGTATGGTATAATAAATTATAATCTATTCACGGAGTTCTCTTGTACGATATGTTTGACGTTCCTAAACAATTTGTTTCCCTTCATAACCATTCAACTTTCTCACCTTATGACGGTGTAGGACAACCTAAAGATCACATTGAGTTTGTGCTATCAAATGAATTAGACTCATGGGCGCTGACAGATCATGGTAATGGTAATGGTCTTGCACATGCACATGCACATGCTTTAAAGTTAAAAAAGAACGGACAAAAGTATCGTCAAATTTATGGCGTTGAATTTTATTTTGTTCCAGATCTTAATGACTGGAAAGACAGATTTGACCTTCATAAGCTTACACAAGCTAAACTTAAAAATAAAGTTGATGAAGGTGCTGGCGATGGTTTGGTCCTTGAAGATGCAGACGCATCTCGCACTCGGATGGCTGCAAAAGATATTAAGCGTAGATACCATTTAGTTGTAAACGCTAAAAACCAACAGGGTCTCAAGAATTTGTTTACACTTGTTAAGTTATCATATAAGGATGGATTTTATCGGTTTCCTCGTATTGACTTTAACATGCTAAAGAAATACGGTGAAGGACTTGTTGTTAGCACTGCATGTGTAGGCGGCTATGCATCTGGTCTTATTTTTGAAGAAATGCCAGATACATCATTTATGGATCTTAATCCTACACTTATTAATAATGATCAGCTTAGAAATAAAATTATGGGCAAGCTTGAGAACATGGTTGATAGGTTTACAGATGCAGTTGGCGTTGAAAACTTCTTTCTTGAGTTGCAATTTAATAAGCTGGGTGCACAACATCTAACGAATAGAGCTGTTCTTGAACTTGCAGAGCGCACAAATATTCCATTAATTGCGACTGCTGATGCTCATTATCCTGGACCTGATTTATGGGAAGCACGTGAGCTTTATCGTAAGCTACGCCCTGGTATGCTTGACAAACCAGAAAACTGTGTTCTTCCTGAGCGTGAAGATTTAAAAACAGAGCTATATCCTAAAAACGCAATGCAGATGTGGACTGAGTTTCTTGAGAATCGTGAAGAAAAAGATAACGAATTTTATCACGGAAAGGAAACTATAGTTAAGGATGCGATTGAAAGAACACATGATATCGCCTGGCAGCATTGTGAAGAAGTTTGGTTTGACAGGTCTGTTAAACTTCCAAATTTTGATACGAAAGAAAGCTCTGCATTTTCACAACTAGCAAAGCTAGTGAAAGAAGGCCTTGTTAGGGAGAATATGCTTGACAAGCCAGAGTATATTGAAAGAGCAAAGATGGAATTATCAGACATCAAGTTTCTTGGATTTGAAAATTATTTCTTAACATTACAAAAAATACTCAAAGTATCTGAAAATGGAACACTGCCTGGTGCAGGTCGCGGAAGTGGAGCTGGCTCTCTTGTTAATTTTCTCTTAGATATTACTCACGTTGACCCAATTAAATATGATCTTCTATGGGAACGGTTTCTTCATCGTCAAAAAGCCGGGTGGCCAGATATTGATCTTGATATTGGTAATCGCGATGTTGTCATTAATGCTGCACGTGAATTGTTTGGAGACGATTCAGTTATTCCAGTATCTAACTTCAATACATTAAAACTCAAGTCGTTAGTGAAGGATGTTAGCAAATTTTATGGTATTGATTTTGGTCGCGTTAATAAAATTACTGGCCCACTAGAACGTGAAGTAGAAAATAAAGCGCGCGACCCAAATATGGAAAAGTCTATGTTTATTCTTAAGCATGAAGATTGTATGAAGTATTCAAAGCCTTATCTTGAATTTATGACAGAGTTTCCTGAGGTTGAACGGCAGGTTCGCAGATTGTTCGCGCAGAACCGCTCTATTGGTAGGCATGCGGGCGGCGTGTTGGTCTGCCCTGACCTTGAGGAGCATATGCCGGTTATTAAGGTTCGTGGTGAATTCCAAACGCCCTGGACTGAAGGTGTGAATATTCGTAATCTTGAAGAAAATGGTTTTCTAAAGTTTGATTTCCTTGGATTGAAGCAAATGCAAATGGTTGAAGATTGTATTCGATTAATTAAGCAAAATGAACTTGGACGAGAGCCAGAGTATCATGAAATCAAGGCGTTTTATGATGAAAAGCTTAATAGTCGCTATCATGATCCCGACGATGACAGTGTCTTTGAAAATGTTTATCAAAAAGGAAAATGGCCTGGAATCTTTCAATTTACAAGTCACGGTGCAAGGAAGTTCTGTAAAGAAGCACAGCCAAAAAACATCACAGAACTTGCAGCAATTACAGCTATTTATCGCCCAGGACCGCTTAAGGCAAATGTCCACAAAGATTATGTAGCAGCTAGAAGCGCTGGGAATATTGAATACGCTAATCCAATCATTGAAGATGTTCTCGGCGATACATATGGTTTTATTGTATTCCAAGAGCAGTTCATGCTATTAGGTCAAAAACTTGCTGGCTTCGATAAAGGTGAATCTGATAAGATGAGAAAGACGCTTGTTAAAAAGGACCTGACATCTCTTGGCAAAAAAGCGTCTGAAAAGGATCAGCTAAAAATAAAATTTGTCGATGGTGCACAAAAGGTTGGCGGAATGAATAAGCAAGATGCGTCAGCTTTGTTTGATAAAATTGCATACTTCAGTCTTTATGGTTTTAATAAGTCGCATGCAATTTCATATGCGATCGTATCATATTATGGCGCTTGGTTGTTGACACATTATGAAAAAGAGTGGCTTGCAACATGTCTCCAGACTGAAAATGGTAACACAAAATCAATGCCTAAGATGATGAGCGAGATTAAGAAACTAGGGCTCACGTTCTCTTCTATGGACATCAATACGTCTGCCAATAAGTGGATGTGGAATGAAGAACAGAGTGCATTCGTGCCTCCTATTGATTCACTAAAGGGTGTCGGTGAAGCAGCTGTTAAAGAAATCATGGTTAACAGGCCGTATGCAGCACTTGATGATCTTCTTTACAACGAAGATGGAACATGGAAGCATAGTAAAATGAATAAACGGTGTTTTGAGTCCCTATGTAAGGTCGAAGCGTTTAATAGTCTTTCTGAGTTTAGCAATGGTGTCTTTGACAATCATAATCAAATGATGTCGTTAATTTTAGACAATTACGCTAAGCTAAAGAAAAATAGATATGGAATGGCAATCTCAAAGGCTAAGAAGACAAATGCAGGAAGCCAGTTAGGCGATTTAATTGAGGGTATCGTCGACACGCAAGATTGGAGCAGAGCTGAAAAGGTTGCACAATATAGTGATGTAATGGGGGGTGTCCCTGAAGAATTGACATTCCCATCAGGTATTCTTGATCGCTTTGAAGCTGCAGGTATTAATCCAATAACAATGATTCAGGGCGACGATCGTATGATTGGTTGGGCACTGTTTCAAGAAGTTCAAAAGAAAAAGACGAAGAATGGAAAAACGTTCTACCGTATTAAAGCAGCTGATGCTGATAGCAATTATGTTTGGCTTAAAATATGGGGTGGTGATGCAGTTGATATTGACCCATACACCATATGGCTTGTCGATGCAAAAGGTGATGAGCAATGGGGACCAAGCACAAGTGCATATAAAATAAAGCCAGTTGTTGCGTGAATACTGTTAATATTGTGGATAACATGCGATAAAAATAATGTATAATTAAGCCTGGCCATAATAATTAATATGGTAAATTATAGCAATTGAAGGGTAACACATGTCAGGATTAGCTACAATACAGCAATCAAGGTTTAATGAAATATTAAAAGAAGAGATTGACGCAATTAAAAAACAGCTTACAGAAGCGCAAATAAACATGTTATGCGGTCCGACAGAAGGTGTTAAGGCTGCTTTAAATGAAATGATCGATGATCAATCACTATGGGGTGATATTGCCCCTCGACCAGAATATGTCGGAACAGTTGCTAGTGATGAAAACGCTCAGCCAAGACAGCAATCAGACGCAGAAGAGATTGGTTTTCGCGCTAGTCCTGCGCTTAAAGTAAGAAACGCAGAGACGCTTGACTTGATTGTGAATGGAGGACAGACATCAGCCAATACTCACTGGGTTGTCTTTGACATACTCATTAATTCTGCTGTTGGGTTTTCAAACGGCGTGTGGCCAAGAATGAGTGCCACTAATAAAATGGATTTTATGTTTAAAATGGCACAGCGATTAGGCGTTGCCACTAATACTGACACTGGATGGCAGGATCTTAATGGAATGCATCGTGGACAGGTTGTGTCTGTGCTTGGCAATATTAAGATTCATGATAATATTAGCGTTGCAGATTGGTTACATCCATTTGATGTGAATAGAACACTTGTTGATACTCGTCACCTGGTTGATTCCAATATTTACCAATCTGCGAAATATTTTGCCCTCGCCGTCGGGGGTGTTGCGTTCCTTATTGGCGGGGCGCTGCCAACGCTGGCTGCGGTTGGGACCGGTATTCTCTATGCTGGCATAGCGGCAACAGCTTTTCAAGGAATAACATATATACTTGACGGAGACACAAATGAAGGAATTATATTAATTATTCAGGCAATATTCGAGCGCATGGGCCTTAAGTGGGCAAAGGGATCACTGGCTCATTTTGCACCAAAACTTAAAGAATTTAAATTAGCGTTCACCGGGCTCGGTGGTTCTTGGCGTGCATTTATGACTGAAATATATCATGTATTTGTAGTTGTGATGTCTTCTCAGCACATCCTCCAGCTATGTGAAAGTGGCCGGGCAGAAATTCCATTGAGGTGGAATTTCACCAGCAATGGGTGCAAAAACAGATTCTGGCAACCAAGCACTATGCCCACCGATCCCGGCCTAGAAGACCTCGCACAATATCGAATCAACAATCCGTCTCAGTCGGATGGCGATTGTGGTGATAGCAATGAGGAACACGAAGAGTTTTTGCGCGAGTTGGCAGCTCGACAAGTTGTAACTATTGACGAGAAAGGTGTACAAGTAGTGAGTGGTGATGGTGATGATATGGCGAGTGCAAACGAGTTCCTGGCTCTACATGAAGGCTTTGAGCTGGTGCCGGAATTGGAAAATGTAGAAGAGGCTGATTTTACAGGTGCACAACTTATTGAGATTGCAATAAAAAACGAAAATGAAATTTTAACAGAATCTCGTTTTCAAAAGCTAGCAGGAATATAAAAAATGAAACTATCGAAAGAGAGGCTTAGGCAACTCATTAAAGAAGAATTAAATTATTTAATTAAAGAGTATGATGTATCATCACTTCACAGTCGTGATGCGGGCCCTGATGGTGAAGAAATAAAATTGTCAGGAGCTTTGTTAGCAGCTGATCGCGATTTCGTTTCAAAAGTTAATAATGTCGCATTACAAATCTCAGCAAATCCTGATCATTTGATGAATATAATGAAATTCGAATCAGGCCTTGATCCTGCGATTGTAAACAGCGCTTCTGGTGCAACAGGATTAATTCAATTTATGCCCGCGACAGCAAGGAGCCTTGGGACAACAACGGCTCAATTGGGTGACATGAGCGGACTAGATCAAATGGATTTTGTAAGTGATTATTTTTCTGGCTCTGGCCCATATGACAGCGCAACAGATTTATATTTAAAAGTTTTTTATCCATATGCAATTAATCAGGAAGGTGATTATATAATTGGTTCTGAGGTCTCTCTTGCAAGGGCGCAACAAATTGCAGAACAAAATCCATATTTTGATAAAAATGAAGATGGATTAGTTTCTAAGCAATCAATTGTTGATAAAATGGAAGCAGTGATTAATCGAGCAGCAGCTAGGGTTTAAATATAAAGAATGAAACTATCGAAAGAAAGGCTGAAACTGCTTATCAAAGAAGAGGTTCAAGCTGCCACTATTTACTGTGTGGCGGCCAAATAGGAATATAAAAATGGTGGAGGATATCGGGTTCGAACCGATGACCCCCGGCTTGCAAAGCCGGTGCTCTCCCAACTGAGCTAATCCCCCAAGCCATTCATTAATATATATTCAGCGCCATACTTATTTACATGGCAAAACGTAGAAAATATAAAAAGAAAAAAACAAAGCTATGGTCAAAGCCGTCGACCTATAAGACAGTAGACGGCAAATTAGTTTCAATGGATAGTACATGGGAAGTTATTATGGCTATGCGGCTTGATGAGCTAGGCATTAAATGGGAAAGGGATGAAAACATGAAACTCCCTTATTTAATGAGATCAGGCAGAAAAAGAAATTATATACCTGACTTTTATTTGCCAGAGCATGATGTGTATATTGAAGTAAAAGGATATCTAACAGAATCAGCCAAACATAAAATGAAAAGCGTATTAGAAGTTAACGATGTCAAGATCATAATGCTTACAAGTCTAATAGAGATAGCAGGTTTTGATAAAGACATTTTATAACATTATATTTAAACAATCCTTTTTTATATTGTATATTTATTGAGTCATAAAGACAAAGTGTAAAAACACATTTTTAAAAAGGAAATAAAAAATGGATAAATTAAAATCACTATGGGCCAAATTCAAGGTTCAGATTAGCTTTGTAGCTGGCTGCTTGGTAGTTGCTACATCATTGGGCACTTGCTCATTCGATCCTTCTGCAACTTCAGAAGATGCCACAACTGAAACAACTACAGAAACTGTAGAGACAACAACAGATAGCACGAGTACAACAACTGATTCAGTTGAGACTTCAACAACAACCGAAGCCACAGCTGAGCAAACTGATGCTGCTACTACTGAAGTAACTGAGTAAATTACTTAAACCTGGGTATGTTTATAAACTATCCCTCTTTTATATTGTTTAAGATTTTGCGGAAGGCATCCGAATTGGTTAGGGCGCAGATTTGAAATCTGTCGGGCTTCACGGCCTTTAGGGTTCGAGTCCCTAGCCTTCCGCCACTTAAAATTAAAAACTTTTATACATTAGAACATTATGTTATATTATAAAGGTATAAGTTCTTTAACATCGTTAATTGACCCTTGTTCTCGGGTCCACAAACCTGAATGGATTTACCGATCTTCAGGCATGCAGGCGAAAGCCAAAATGATAGAGAAAACTTCGATTAGGAACGGGATATTCTTATATTCTATGGGTGCCGCCTAGCTAAGAGAAGGGATGAGTTAAGGGGCGTGGTAGCCCTGAATATCATCCAGTGATTCAAGGTATGGGCTCTCACACCACTGAGAGAATACTGCTAAGAACATCCGCGGACTTGTAAATTCATCGTGGAAACGGGATAAGGGCACAACCAAGAACTGTCTTGGGAAAGAGAAACCATTAAGATCCTCTAGAATTTAACTGTCGGTAATAGAAGTCTCTCTGGCGGAATCGGAAACGAGACCGCCGTCCCGAAAGGGGTTGTATGGATATCCTCCCAAGGTTTTGAAATACGACGTGCGACCAAGAAGTGAAGTGTACAGCTCATTCAAGGGAACGCAGAATATTATGACGATAGTAGGACGTGCTGTTCCGTGACTCCCTACGAGTCAAGAACAGGGAGAAAGTTTGTGAACGGTTTTACTTACCGGTGTGCTTACATCTAACCCGAAAAGGGGACAGGCTCAAAAGGCTTGATGGTCATAAACAGGAAAAATAGAGGTGCTAAATTTTCCACATTTTACCGCAGGGAGGCATGGGTTTACAGATGCTTCACATCTAATTAGAGGAAAATAAAAGATGGAAATTATAAATGGAAAGAATGTTAGCTTTCACTATGTTGGAACACTAGACGACGGTGAACAGTTTGACAGCTCTTATGATCGCGGCGTGCCAATGACAACAACAATAGGTTCAGGCCAGCTTGTCGCAGGATTTGAAAGCGCATTGATGGGAATGAAACCAGAAGAAAAGAAATCTGTTGTGATTGAATCAAAGGATGCTTATGGTGACTATAATTTAAATGCACTGCAATCTGTACCTTTGACATCTTTCCCAGAGGACTTTGAAGGTGAAGTAGGTAAGTTTGTTCAAGGCAGAGGCGAAAATGAACAAGTCTTTACTGCTATCATTACAGAAGTAGCTGATGACAGCGTAACTCTCGACTTTAATCATCCGCTAGCTGGAAAAAATCTCAACTTTGATATTGAAGTGATCACAGTTACAGATGCTGATGCTGACCTGGTCGCAGAAACAGTTGATGATGTAAAAGAATAAAAGAAAATCCGCAGGTAGGCACGGGATCAATTTTGTAATAGGTGCCTTGAACTCATAATACACACACACACAACAGGAGTCAAAAATGAGTGATAATAATAAAAGCGGGTACCAGCTCCGCACGGATTTGCTGGGAATGGCTACAGGAATTGTAGTCGACAGGACTAATCGTCTTGAAAACAACGAGCATGCTTTAGCTGAAAATGATAAAACATATCAGCGTAAGCCAGTCGTACCTTATACAACTGAGGATGTAATTACTGAAGCTGAGAAGCTTTATGCATTCGTTCAGAAGAAGTAAATAAGAAAAACTATTTGGAGGAGATACAATGAAGTGTCTTATTATAATTGCCGCATGCAGCTTGTTTGCTGGGTGTGGTGATAAGGATGTTGATACAGGCTCTGATACTGCTGAAGTAACAGACACTGGCGAAGCATCTAATTAAAAACAAACCGCAGGGGGGCACGGGTTTACAGGTGTCCCATCTTTTAAAACAGAATATTAAATTGCGGGTGTAGCTCAGTTGGTAGAGCTCCTGCCTTCCAAGCAGATTGTCGCAAGTTCGAATCTTGTCACCCGCTCCACCTATGCTCGCATCGTCTAACGGTTAGGACACCGGGTTTTCATCTCGGCAATCGGGGTTCGATTCCCCGTGTGAGTACCATATAATACAAATTTATTGCTAAATAGACTATATTTATAAATACATTACGCGGAATATTTATGAAAATCACAAAATCAAAACTTCGACAATTAATAAAAGAAGAATTAATTCGTGAAATAAACAATAATACTGACCTTGAAAAAGAAAAAACAGATGAACTTATTGCAATCTTCAACAACATAAAAAAAGAAATAATAGAAGATATTCCTAAGTTTATAGAGCGAATTGATGCAAAGCTTCAAAATAGAAAGTATCTAAAAGCAGAGCTTAGTAATGATGATAAAAAAATAATAAATGATTTTTTAAATAAAACAGATATTGAAGTGATTGATTGTCCAGGATGCTCAGCTCAATATACGTGGGGAAAAAATATAATTGAGTTTGATAAATATGACATGATGACAAAAGAACAAAGTGATATTGAAAATACATTGTATCACGAGTTTTATCATGCACTTGATTCATCATACGAGGAACTTACCAATTATAGACTCAAGAAAGCCCGTGATCAAAAAGACAAGCTAGTGAAGCATAGAGAATTACTAAACAGAATGTATGACAATGATGCATCAATAATTAACAAAAGCGATGAAGATAAAAACAAGTTTATAGAAAAAGAAATGGATGAATTTGAAGACAAGCTTCCTAGTGTGCCTAAACTGTCATCTAGTATTGAAAGTACATCTGAATTATTTTTACGTGACATATATTCCCTTAGAGGAAATCTAAATATTATGAATAATCCAATTAGATGGGCTTTAAAAGTTGAGAAATATTTTCCAAATAATAAAGAATTTTACTGGGTTCCGTTCAAAACAAAAACAAAAGAAACGCTAAGGGAACTACATCATATGTATACTACAATTAAAGATTTAAGAAGAGTATTTCCAGGAAAAACACTAGCCCAAATCGCTGCCACATCTGAAGCAGAAAAAGAAAAACTGCCTTATTGGACAAAGTTACAATTTTTAATGTTAGAATATGACAAAGACACAGATGATTTATTTAACAAAATAGCCACAAATATGGAAGCAGCAGAAAATAAAAATTCTGCAATTGTATAGTATAACTGTAATCATATGAATAATTATAATTAACAAATAATCATAATTTGGAAAAAACATGAAAAAAACAAAAACAAAAACAAATAAAAAGAAATGGTCAGTAGGAAAAAAACAACAGAGTAAATCTTCTAAAGTTGTTTCACATGAAGATGCTATTCTTGATGAAGATAAAGAGATAGAAGAAAACGTAAAGAGTAATCACGCTGAAGCTGAAGATCCTGAGACCGCCGTAGATGAAGCCGACGAGGCTCCTGCAGAAGCAGAGGTAACAGCTAATAACACAGAAACAGCTGCACCTGCAGTGTCACATGCTAAAAATTCAAGAATGTCTAGGCTAGATGAGTTGAAAAAAAGAATGAATAATAAAAAGGTATGGAAGTAGTTTTTATATAAAGATAGTTATTTTATGAATAATTATAGTATACACTAATAAATGGTTTTAAAATATGAAAGATTCGTATGAAGCATGTATGAAAACGCACAATAATCAAGATGAGCTAAGTGAATCAAGATTAATTCGTCTTGCAGGATTAAATGAAAGCCTTGAAGCAGCACGATCAGAGGTTTCATATTCACCTACAAAAGCATCTAGAC